GACCGTAAAGGCGGGACGTATCAAACATATACAACTGAACAACTCTGGAAAAGGCAAAACGGATCGTTTCTTCGTACAAAACGCGGAGGAGGCGTCGATATACGCGAAGATGCGAATATTCAAAATGTAAGGCCCCCACGTCTACCGGATTTCAAAGCGGTAAATTATCAAGAGAAAAATTTTCTGATAGACCCGTATGTACTTGGGGTATGGTTGGGGGATGGAAGTTCAGCAGATGCAAGAGTATCAATGTCTAAAGAAGATGCAAAGACGGTTCGTGCGGAAATAGAACGTAGAGGGTATCGCACGTCAGACAGCGCGGAAAGCCAGCTATTTGGCGTACTTGGGTTACGCGTTCAGCTGCGAAAACTAAACCTACTAAATAATAAACATATACCTGAGCAGTATTTAAGAGGAAGCGTACAACAAAGGACGGACCTTCTTAAAGGCTTAATGGATACAGACGGGCATGTACAGGTAACAGGTGTGTGTCATTTCACCCAAAGCAGTAAAGAGTTCATAACTCAGGTACAGCAGCTAATACGGAGTTTGGGGGTAAAATGTAGTGTGTTGAGTTGGCAGCCAAAAGGAAAAAGTACATACAAACGCGCATACCGGGTGACGTTTTGCCTGACAAACGTAGCGATGCTTGAACGTAAAAACAAGCGCGCAACGGTTATGAATCCTAAATTTGGGCGTAGTATAACGATTGAAAAAACCGAACGATTTGAAGATACGCAGTGTATATCTGTGGATAGGGGGGACGGCCTTTTTCTTGTAGGCGAAGGGTATATAGTGACGCATAACAGCAAATCGACTCTTGTGTCGGTTATGTTCCCGGTTTGGGAGTGGATTAAGTCTCCGCATCAGAAATACCTGTGCGCGTCATACTCCAGCGTGCTGTCAACAAGGGACGCACTGAAGTCGCGCAGACTCATACAGTCCCCATGGTTTCAGGAACGATGGGGCGACAGATTCAAGCTCTCTGGCGACCAGAATATCAAGAGCCGGTATGAAAATGACCACACAGGGTATCGCATTGCAACGTCCGTTGGTGGATCGGCCACTGGGGATGGAGGAAGCCGTCTGATCCTGGATGATCCACATAATGCGCAGGAAGCACAGTCAGATGTCATACGTGAGTCCACTATAGCGTGGATGGCCAGTGTATGGAGTTCGCGATTGAACAACGCTAAAACAGATGCGAACATAGTCGTCATGCAGCGTTTGCACGAGAAAGACATCAGCGGATATATATTGGAAGAACTCGGAGGCTGGGAGCATATTCTCATTCCGATGGAGTATGACAAGGTAAAACGCCGAACAGTCCTTGGTGCCTATGACCTGAGAACAGAAGAAGGTGAGCTCATATCTCCCGATAGGTTAGGTCCTTCAGAAGTAGCTACACTGAAGACAATGCTGGGTGTGTATGGGTCAAGCGGACAGCTGCAGCAGAATCCGGAACCTTCTGGCGGAGGTATACTCAAGACGAACTACATTCAACTATGGCCTTCAGATAAAGGGCTTCCTCAATTTGAATACATCCTGCAGTCTTACGACTGTGCGTTTACCGAGAAGACAACCGGTGACCCGACCGCGTGTTCTGTATGGGCGGTGTTTACGTACCAAGGCCAGCGTAACGTCATGCTGGTGGATGCATGGGATGAGCACCTCAGCTATCCAGACATGCGCTCAAAGGTAGTTAAGGATTGGAGTACAGAGTACGGAGGAATGAGTAAAGAGAACGCATTCCATAGGGCCCGTAGGCCGGATAGGATACTTATTGAAGAGAAGGCCAGCGGTCAGTCTCTGCTGCAGGATTTACGTCTTGCAAAAGTCCCGGCGATTGGGTACAATCCCGGTAGGGCAGATAAAGTATCCCGTGCACATCAGGCAGCCCCTACACTTGAGCTTGGTATGGTATGGGCGCCTGAGTCAGCAAAGACCCCCGGTCACCCAGTAAGCTGGGCAGCTCAGTTCATGAAACAGTTGGCGAAGTTTCCTGTGGCAGAACATGACGATTATGTCGACACATTCACACAGGCGATAATCTACCTGAAAAATGACCGCTGGTTTGAACTTCCGAAAGCCAAAGATTATGATGCCATCGAACGACCCCCTAAAGAAAGGATAAACCCATATGCCGTCTGAACCAAGTAACCAGCGCAACACTGAACGATAAACATAAATAGTTGCTAATACATATAAAGTAACGTATATTGTCTGACTACAACTTACTCAACTGAAAGGAAGCACATGACTAAAATGTACGATTTTGACGAAGACGAAGAGCTTCAGGGTGAATCTATAGAACTGGAAGATTCCCTTCCCGAGGTTGAAGATACCGAAGACGGCGGAGCTATTCTCAATATGGAGGATGAGGAGGATGAGCGCGAGACCTTGGAGCACTTTGCCAACATCGTTGAGGAAGTAGACAAAGAGATGCTTGACGAGGCTGTTGATGACCTGACGGAGAAAATCAGCAGGGATAAGGAAGCCCGAGAGAAGCGAGACAAGCAGTACGAAGAGGGTCTGCGCCGTACAGGTCTCGGCGATGACGCACCGGGTGGAGCGCAGTTCTCAGGAGCCAACAAGGTCGTACACCCTATGCTGGTTGAGGCCTGTGTAGACTTCTCTGCACGGTTCATGAAAGAGATTTTCCCTCCGAACGGACCTGTGAAGAGTAAGATCTACGGCGAACACGACAAGAAGAAGGTCGAGAAGGCGTCTCGCAAGGTTGACTTTATGAACTGGCAGACGACCCAGCAGATGGTTGAGTTCCGTGGCGAACTTGAGCAGCTCAGCACTCAGCTTCCTCTTGGTGGCGGCCAGTATATGAAGTTCATGTGGAGCGCACAGTATCGCCGGCCGATGAGCGAGTTTGTCGCCATTGACGACATCCTGCTTCCGTTTGCGGCTACGAACTTCTACACTGCGGAGCGCAAGACCCACGTCCAGTACATCACGAAGATGGAGTACGGCCGCAGGGTAAAGAGCGGTATGTATATGGATGTTGACCTCGGCATGCCGAATGATCCGGAGTACAGCAAATCGAGTCAGGCAAACGACAAGATTGAAGGGCGCGCCGACAACAGCTACAATGAAGACGGCCTGCGCACCATCTACGAAATCTATACCTACCTGGACTTCGGTGGCGGGCTGGAGCCTTACATCCTCAGCGTTGACAAGACAACCGAAAAACCGTTGGCTCTATATCGCAACTGGGATAAGGATGACGAGATGAAGAGTGAACTTGACTGGATTGTTGAGTTTCCGTTCGTCCCCTGGCGTGGGGCCTATCCCATCGGGTTGACGCATATGATCGGCGGTCTCAGCGGTGCGGCAACCGGTGCCCTTCGTGCCCTGCTTGACTCAGCCCATATTCAGAATGTACCTACTCTCCTGAAACTGAAAGGCGGCCCGAGCGGGCAGACCGTCAATGTCCAGCCTACGGAAGTTGTGGAACTTGATGGCGGGGCGATGGTTGATGATGTCCGTAAGCTCGCAATGCCGCTTCCCTTCAACGGACCGAGCAGCGTATTGTTCCAGCTACTTGGCTTCCTCATTGAGGCAGGGCGTGGAATCGTGCAGACCAGTTTTGAGAAGTTGTCCGATACTAGTCAGCAGCAGCCTGTAGGTACCACCATGGCGCTCATTGAGCAGGGAATGGTCGTGTTCAGTTCAATCCACAGCCGCCTGCACTCGTCAATGACCCGTTGCTTCAAGGTCATTCACCGACTCAACAGCGCGTACCTGACCGAGGATGACATCAAACTGCAGGGTGCAGGTATTGACATTGAACCGAGTGACTTTGACGGACCGCTTGATGTCATACCTATGAGCGACCCCGGCATTTTCAGTGAGGTACAGCGTTTCGCCCAGATTCAGGCCATCATGCAGCGTGCGGCCGTGATACCTCAGATGTATGATGCGCAAAAGGTTGAGGAGATGTTCCTCCGTGCAATGAAGGTATCCCCGAAAGAGGTGCTCAACGCACGACCGGGGAGTGAGGATATGGATCCCGCCAGCGAGAATGTTGCCGCAGTCATGAGCCGACCGATTTATGTACTGCCTAGACAGGACCACATGGCGCACTTGAT